GTGCAGGTCAAGGTTCTATAACCGCAGCCGCTAAGTCCGCTGTTGCAGCTTACGATGCTGATGCAGCAGGTGTAGACGGTGTACTTTCTAGAGTGCTATTTGATGAAACCGCTTTAGGTGAGTACCGCAAAGTAACAGGAACAACTGTAACGGCTGCAAACATAGCCGCTGAATACGCTAAGATATTCGCAGCCGTTAAACCAGAAAGCTTTGAAGCCGCTGAACTGCCAGTAATGTACGCACCATATGCACACAGACAACTAATTTTGATTGCTAACAATGCAGTAGGTGCATCACAGCAAGTTAACTTTTTAGTTACAGGCGCAGGCGCAGGTGAGGTAATATCTTACAACGGCGTTGTAATTGAGTTCGTGCCAATACCAGTTGGCTTTGTTTACGTAAACAGACCTAGCGTAATTTTCTTTTCAACTGATTCAACCGCTGACGTGGCTTCATTTGAAACTGGAAAAGTAGACAACGATAGCGATGTGATGTTTGTAAGAACAATCTACACACTAGACGCGACAGTAATGTCACAAGCTGACGGTGTTCTTTACGGTGGATAAATAAATAACTAGGGCGTGAAAATCGCCCTTTTTTAAACTAAAAATATATGTGTGTTACATTAGGCGGAAGCAGAAAATTAGCTTGTATATCAGGCGAAGCAGGAATACTAGCCGTATCGGTAGGAGTATATGATTCTGCAAACAGACTAGAAGCAACGGTAACTGGGGTTACTGAAATAGCAACGGCCTTCGGATCAACAACTTTAGCAAGATTTGCTGTAAAATCTACAACTGCAAACTACGTAGAAAACGGCATAAGCGGTGGGGATAACAGAAGCAAAGGAGTTACTGGTAATTTGCCAATCATATTAAACGTGCCAAAAGGCGATCTACTTAAAACGGTTTCAGATGTTAAGCAGTTGCTAAACGGTGAAGTTGTTTTATTTATAGAGCGTAAGGACGGAACGGTTACGGCAGCAGGCTCACAGAACGGCGCTATGGCAATAACTATTGACGACCAAACAGGCGGGACCATCGGAGATTTAAACGGATTTACCGTTACTTTTCAAACAATGGAACCTGACTTTTCAAGGGAGTACTTGTTGACCTCGGCAGCGTTAACAGAATATGCAGCAGCAATTAAGGCGGTGGTATAATTCTGAAATACTAAACAAAAAGCCGTGCATCCGTACGGCTTTTTTTATACCAAAAAAAATGAAAGTACTTTTTTTAAACACGCCGTTAATTTTTTCATTAATTCCTAGAATTTACCCAACCGAAAGTGATAATTTAGTTTTAAATTTACGCAAAGAAACAGGCAGCACAATTTTGAACCCTGCCTTTACTTTTACAGTGGGTCAAAAATTAGAAATTACAATAACAACGCAGCCCGCTCAATTTAAGATTTTAGATAAATTTGAGTTTGAATTAAAAAGGGGTGAAGATATTTTATATTTAGGAAAAATACAGATTTTAAAAGAGGGTACAAGCGTACAAAATTTTAACTATGCCGAACAAAATGAAAGATTCACGTACAAATAAAGGACTGCAAACTTTTACGTTTGAAAATAAAGTTGAAAAATTTAGCGTTTACCAGCCTATTGACATCAAGCCAAGGGTAGGAATAGACTACATTTTAAACAGCAAAAACAACACAAACAACGCAAATTATATCACTTATAAAGATGCGTACGAAGATAGCCCAACAAACAGTTCTATACTTAACGACATACGCACGTACATGTACGGAGAAGGCTTAATTGACGAGGGCGTAGGAAATGTAAACCTAAAGCAATATATGTCACCAGAGGACGTGTTATTGACCTGTAAAGACGATGGTATTTACGGCGGCTTTTCTGTACAAGTTATTTGGGATGAGCAAACAAAAACACCTTTAAAAATAAAGTATATTCCTATTTATAAATTAGGTATAAAGTACAATCAATTAACTTTAGAAGTTGAGGGCTATTGGTTCAGTTACGACTGGGATAATAAGCAAAGATACCGACCAGAATTATATCCTAGGTTTACAGGCCAATACACAGAGGGTCAAAATTTAGAAATACTACTTGTAAGACAACCAACAGCCGAGCCGTTTTTTGCCGTGCCAGATTACTTTAGCTGCATACCTTTTGCAAAGTTTGAAGGTGGTGTAGGAAACTATGCGGACAATTATATTAAAAATAGCGCGCACGATATTATAATAGTTAACTACAACCAAGGAAGGCAGGCTACACCAGAACTCGCAAGGTCAGAAGCCGAAAAGGTAAGGGACCGCGTAACAGGAACCGACAACACCGCAAAAGTAGTGGTTTCTTTTAATGACAGTATTGAGGAGTCAGTAACTTTTGACAAGTTACCACCTAGCAATCTAAGCGAAAATATTACATTCTTTACAGAAGAAGCCGAGCGTAAAATTAAAGTGGGTCACGGAATGCCCAATATATTATTTAGCGGAAACAATCAAGGGGGTGGTTTTTCAAATAATGCAGACGAGTACTCAATGGCTTTAAAGATATTTTACCGTAAAAAAATCAATCCAAGGCGTCAAAATTGGGTAGACGGAATTAAGCAAATAACCGACTTAATAGATGCACAGATTCAGCCGTGGTTTAAAGACTTTAAGGAAGAAACGGAACTAGATAAAACAGAATAGATATGAAAATATGGTTAACAGAAAATGACATACCTGCATTAACAAGCTTTGCAGGTAATATTGATACGGACGCGCTAAAACCGTTTATAGTCATTGCGCAAACAAACGATATTTTGCCAATTTTAGGAGTTGATTTGTACAATAAAATAAATACAGATATAGAAAACGACACTTTAAGCGGTCTTTATCTACAATTTTATGATAAATTTATAATATTTATGCTTGCGTATTTTAGTTGTTCGCACTATATAGCTATAAACAGCAGCCAAATAAGCCAAAACGGTATCATAAAACCAGAGCAAAGAACGGATTTAAGCGAAATTAACAGGCTTTCAGCTCTTTATAACCAATTAGGAAACAATGTTTTTATACAATTCAAAGACTTTCTGCAATTAAACCCAGTTCCAGAGTACAAAATAGAAGAAGTAAAAAGAGAAACTAACGTAATTCAATGGTATTAAATTATGGCACAGGAAAATTTTAACGTATCACAGCCGAATGACGGACTGGGTGACAAACTAAGAGCCGCGTTTATAAAGGTTCAGTCTAATTTTACTGACTTGTTTACTGAAAAAGTAGATAAAGAAGTAGGTAAGGGGTTGAGCGCAAACGACTATACAACAACTGAAAAAAACAAGCTTTCAAATATTGAAGATTTTGCAGAATTAAACGTACAATCGGACTTTCTGCAGAATGATAACACGCAGGATGACTTTATTAAAAATAAGCCATCAATACCAGTTTTGGATGACTATGTTTTAAACGGTGGATATGCTGGCACGGCGCAGGATTTAGACAATGCAATAGAAGCGGGTGGTCAACTTGTAAAAGTAACAGAAAACGGTAAAACAGGTTACAGACTTAAAGATGCTGACCCTGCAAACTATGGCGACATCGGACAAGATGCAGTAGATTTAAGTATTCCAGCAGGCGCAAGCACTACAAGGGGTGCGACAGGTGATTATTCACACGCATCAGGATTTATTACCACAGCAAGCGGTTACGCATCAAACGCATCAGGAGTTAGCACAATCGCGAGCGGTAATTTTTCAAATTCAAGTGGAGAATCAACAACAGCCAGCGGTGCAGCATCAAGCGCATCAGGTCGATTAACAACGGCAAGCGGTAATTCATCAAACGCAGAGGGCGAATCAACAACAGCCAGCGGTGCATCATCCCACGCGGAAGGAAACGGCACAACAGCAAGTGGTCAAGCATCACATGCAGAGGGAGAACTAACAGTTGCAAGTGGTCAAGTATCACGCGCATCAGGAAGTGAAACAATTGCAAGTGGTAATTTTTCAGACGCATCAGGCAATAGCACAACCGCAAGTGGGGATGTTTCAAAATCTTTAGGTTTTGGTACATTTGCACGTTCACTTGCAGAATTTTGTGGTGGTATTTTTCCAACAGACTACACGCCACAAAGCGCAACAGGATTCGACCTTACCGACCGCTTAGTAAACTACGGTAATGGAGTAGACACTAACAACCGTTCAGACGCGTACACGCTGTTTAAAAACGGTATGCAAAAGTTCTTTACGGCTGCATTAAACACTATCACAAACGCGGTTAAAGGCTGTGTAATGCTAGATGATGACGCAAGGTTAAACATACATGACGGAAGCGCGTTTAAGGCTGTTGCGTTTAGTGATGAAGTGAAAAGTTTAAAAAATGACATCGTAAAAGGCGGAAGCTATTTTAATGATTTTGACGGGCAGTGGGGTCCAAGCCAAAGCGACGGAACTTTCTTTGCAAATACCTTAAATGGTGGCACAATAAACACGTTCTTTGACACAAATTTTAATCGCGATGACGTTTTACGTTTAATATGTTCAAGTGCCATAAATTCTACTGCTAGATTTTTCAATTCAGACGGCAGCATAGTTTCTTTTAAAAATGTAGAATACCGGACGGAGCTAAGAGTAGTTAATTTAGCAACAACAGCAGATAAATATTTATTTCAGTTTGGTCGCGGAAACAAACCAATAATACTAGATTCAAGCACCGGCTATGGACTCTTTTATGACAAAGCAGGCGACTATTTAGCAACTCCAAGCAATAACTGGTTAGCGGCAACAAGAAACCAGGCAAATATAACAATCGTAGACACCGGCATTCCTGTTATTGATTCAGCTTATGTGCGATTAATGATAAGATTCACACCGACAAGCATCGCTTATTTTATAGATGGCGTTTTAGTAGCGACAATAACTACAAATATAAGTACATCTAATGCGCATGACATTTTTGCAATTCAAAAAACAGCAGCGGGGACTATAAATCAACAAATAAATGTAGACTATTACTCAAGAACGCAAACTAAAATAACACCTAGAATATATGACAACTAGCTACAAGCAGACCATAGGCAACACTACGCACATAAGCGAGGTTAAGCCCAAAACAGGAACGTTCGAGATAATCACTTTACCAGAGCCGCAACCTTTGGTAGAAGAAAAACAAACAATCGAAAGCTTGTTTTTAGAGTTAAATAAATTAAGAGATAAAATAGAATCTTTAAAAAGTTAAAAAATGATTGATTTGATTAAAAACCACTGGGATAACATTTTCCTAGCATTTAGCGCAGTTGCTGCATGGTTCACAGGACGTAAAATACAAGCATCCACAAACAAAGAAGCGGAAGCCAACGCGGTAGGTGTAGAACTGCAAAACTTAAAAACCGTTCGTGAAGTTGAAAAGCAACTTTTAGAAGATATGCAAGAAAACGTGACAAACTTACTAGCAATTAATACAGAGTTAAAAGGTATTATTAATCAGTTAGAAACGGTTATAAAAGAATCAAAAGCGATCATAGCCAAGCAAAACAAAGAGATAGCAAGGTGTAAAAAATTATGAAACTAACTAGGAACTTTAGCAAATCAGAATTTGACAGCAAAGACGGTGCGTTAATGCCGTCAAAAGTTTTGCACAATATAAAAATACTAGCTGAGCAACTGCAAGAACTACGCGACTATTTAAACAAGCCTATAACAATAAACAGCGGATATCGCAGCGCAAAGCATAACCGTTCAATAGGTGGCGTTAAAAACAGTCAGCACGTACTAGGAATGGCAGCCGACATAAGCGTGGAGGGGTTAAGCAGTAAAAAGGTACACGAAGCCATAGAAATATTAATAATGGACAAAGCAATGTTACAGGGCGGTCTGGGATTATATCCGACTTTTGTACACTATGATGTACGACTAAAAAAAGCAAGATGGTAAAAAAAATAACATTAATAATATTTGCAGCACTTTTAATATCCTGCGGGTCTAAGAAAAAAGCCGTTGACAAACTAGAAACGGAAACAAAAATTAAGGTTGCAAAAGATATTCAAACCAAAACCAAAGACGTTGTAAAGGTTCTGCAAGTAGATAAGCAAACAAACGATGATTTTACAGGCGAGGTCGCGGACGTAAGCCAACCAGCAACAATAACAAAGCAAGGTAATAAAACAACGTTTACTAATTTTAAGCACGTTAAAACCGCTGCAAAGATAGCAGACATACAAACAGACACAAACAAAGAGATAACGCAGCAAATCGCAGATAAAACGGTAACAACGGCAAGCGTTGAGGTAAAAGCCAAAAGTAAAGACGTAGAAATTAAAAAAGGTTTCCCGTGGTGGATACTTATTGTGGTAGCCGCTTTTGTTTTTATTGTACACAATCACTTAAAAGGCTGGAAAATATTATCTTTTTTCCGCTAAACTTTTTTAGTTTACTTTTACAGAAACAAAACAAAACACCATGAAAGTAAGATTAACAAACGATTTTGCGCTGGCTTTAGGGCTTGCGTTAAAGCCTTATACAGGCAACGGAAACCCAAGGTACTACCTGAACAGCCGAAAAGAAAGGCTATATTTAGAGATTAAAAACAAAGGCGTTGTAGAAGCGTGTGCAAATGTAGGCGCAGACCCAACAAACGCGCCTATGCTTTGGCTCAAAACAAAACAGGAAAGCGTAAGGGTAACAAACCCGCTATTTATTAAGCCAGAAATCAAACAGGAAATGCAGCACGTAAAAGAGCTGCATGAATCATTTATAAAAGAAGCAAAAAAATACGCTTTTGTTTACCCAAAGTTTACGCGTGAAAAATCAACAGAAAATCATTGCTTAGTATTTGACGCAGCGGATATACACATAGGTAAGATTTGCAGCAGCTTTGAAACAGGGGAAACATATAACTCCCAAATAGCAGTACAACGCGTTAGAGAGGGCTTAAAAGGCATTATACAAAAGGCAAGCGGCTACCATATTAACAAGGTTCTATTTATTGCTGGTAATGACATTTTGCACGTAGACAACGCACGCGCTACCACTACAAGCGGCACGCATCAAGACACCGACGGAATGTGGTACGATAATTTTATAATGGCTAAGAAATTGCTTGTAGAAATTATAGAAACGCTGCTAACGATTGCAGACGTTGAGGTGGTTTATAATCCAAGCAACCACGATTTTACGCACGGTTTTATGTTACTAGATAGTGTTTCAAGTTGGTTTCACAACTGCAAGCAAGTCACTTTTGATAATGACATGAGACACCGCAAATACACCGTTTACGGAAACAACCTTATAGGTACTACGCACATGGATAGCGCGAAAGTTGATAAGCTGCACGGCTTAATGGCAGAAGAAGCGAGCGAGTTTTGGCACGCCTGTAAGCACCGTTATGTTTACGGACACCATATACACCACACAAGTGCAAAAGACGTTTTTAGTGTGTGCATAGAAACGCTTAGAAGCCCAAGCGGCACAGACGGCTGGCATCATCGCAACGGCTACCAGCATTCGCCTAAAGCGGTGGTAGGTTTCTTACACCATGAAACACAAGGACAAGTAGCAAAGCTTACGCATATCTTTTAGATATCTTAAATCCACTTATTAAATTAGGTGGTTTTTTTTTGCAAAATAGTTGCACAAGTAACATAATAGTGTATATTTGCACCATAGTAACAATCTAAAACAAAACAAAATGGAAATAGAATTAAAAAGAAATTATGGCTTTGAGTTAACTTTTAAAGCGGAAAATGTAATTATTACAGAAGACATTGAAGATCGTACCTATTCTAAAACAGAAGATGGTAAAATAGATTTTACAAATGTCAAAAGAGATATAAAAACAGATGTTTTGGAACAATTTTCTTCTGTGTTAGATGAAATGATATATTACCGAGAGGCTAAATTTGACAGTAGCGATTTAATTGAAACGCTTTTTGAAAAATTACCAAACGATAAAAGAGAATTTATTTTAATTAAATTAAAAAGAGATTACGAAGACTAAGATTAGTAAACCACTCACGAAAAATAACCAACTAAATCACAACACAATGTACAACAATCACGTAATCATTATGAATAGAGTATGCGAGGAGTTCAACATCACCCCGAGCATACTTTTTAAAAAGTCAATCGCAATCGCAAACGTAAGACCGCGACAAATCTTCTTTTATTTTTGCAAAAAATACACTAACTACACGCTAGAACGCATCGGCTCACTAGGTCAATATCACGAAGTAGGTAGCCAATCGCCAGCAACGGTTAAAAACGCAATACGCGCAGTAGATGATATTTACCCTATAGACTTATATTTTACTAAAATCCAAAGGCTGGATGAGATAATTGAAAAAAACCTAAAATGCAACTAACCATAAACCACATTCCGCAGGACTGGAAGCCAAACGACAAACTAGCTTTTATGCTATGGATGCAAAAAATACAATCTAAATTTTACACACAAATACAATGAAAGAAATAAAAGCACAAGGTTACGTTAAGCAACTGCAAAACGGAACTGCACAGGAACAAACGCAAAGAGTCTACGACCTTATTTATAGCGTAGAGGGTTACGACCTTCAAAGGTTAAGTTTAACGCTTAAATATACGTATAATCAGTTAATGCCAATCTTAAAGAAACTTAAAAACTTAGGAGTTGTTTACGTGACGAATAAAGATGCAAGTTTTGACGTTCCACGCTACGCAATAGAAACACGAGCAGAGGTTATACTTGCAGGACGCAAGAAGATTCAGGGTATTAAGTTGCAAAAATGGATTGACAAAGGCGTGAAACTAGGAATTGATTTTGAGATTAAAGGGCTATGATAAACACAGACCAAAAGATATCACTTGTAAAGGCTTACATAGCCGCGCGTAAAGGCGTCAGCGTGGATATAATAAAACCTCAAACACTAGAACACAATATTAAACTAGACCGCGCTTATATGGTCGCAAAACAATTCTTTAAAATATGACACCACTAAGCAAGTACCACGTAGACTGCAACGGTCAAATGATTGACGTTTACGATGTTTTAAAAGCTTTTAACGTTGTTAATCCTGCAACCCAGCACGCTATTAAGAAACTACTTAAAGGCGGTCAGCGAGGTTTTAAAGACGTTAACAAAGATTATAACGAAGCAATCGAAAGTATTAAAAGAGCGATTGAATTAAACGAATAAAAGTATTGCATAT